TTTACTAATGAAATTCAGTAAATCGTCTTGCGTTAGGTTTCCTGTTTCTGTTGCGTTTTGATCTGCAACCTCGATCTCTTTTGTTTCCTGCATTTTAATAAGTTGCATTCTTGTTTCTGCTAAAGGACCATCCCTCAGCCAAAATCTATTCTAATCACCAATTATTCATTTTAGACTAAAACTTTTTAAATTTTTTTACTCCAGTAGCTCAGGATCAGGATCGAAGTCGATAACATCTTCCTCAAGCCACTCTTTAATCCCCTTTTTAACACACTTAATAATCTGCATATCATCGAGATCACATTCTTCATCATAACGATTAAGGAGTATCTTAGTTTCATGCCTAATTTGATCTTGGGGTGATGTGCTCATCTATTTGTGATAATAAAATGTTACAGCAGGAAATTCCTCCTGCCAGGTACGCTAAAAGCTGAGGGTTTTCTGCGTTCCCCATATTGCTCAAATCATTAATATGAGTTTCCTTATATTCCCTTAGTAGGTTCAAGATCACCTCAAAAGAAGGTCTGTCCTGTAGGTCTCTTACTGCTTTTTCTAGTTCGTCCATTAATATCCTTGGTTTGATGTTGCAGGAACATTACCTGGAGGAGCCCCCATCCTTCCTGTAAGAGCGTTCTTGCGTTGCTGTGACTGGTGCTGAAGTTGAGAAATATAGTTATTTACCCTAGCTTGGAAACCCTCGTCAGACTGCATCTTTTGTTGATTATCCTGGCCTGGTATCTCTTCAGTTCCCTGGAGCCAATCCTGGATCACCTTCATCCTCATTTCCACATTTGCATTTTGTGGAGCATTAACAACCTGGCCTGATGATATCTTTGCGATATCTGCACTAGTTTCCTCAACCTCTTTCTCTGAAGCTTCCTGCTTGGGCATAATTAAACGATCAGCCAAAGTTGGATCTATTGATTCAGCAAAAAGTTTTAAGAACTCATCATACCTGGCAACTCCTTCCCTGTCAAAGGACCCAAATATTTCTCCCAGGGCTTTCAGCCTGTTCATGTTGGTTTCCTGGTCCAGGGAGTTTGCGTCAAATGTAACTGTAAAATCAAAGAAGTCAGACAACTCATCAAAAGCTACTTCAATATCAGCCTCATTAGATAGGGCCCTAACCCAGGATTCCTGGCCTCCATAAGTTTTTTGGAGGTGCCAAATCTGTCTTAAAACTGGCCTCCAATTGTCTAACCAGGAAGCAATTCTGTCCTGCCTGACCATAGTGGCCTCAACCTTATCCTCTTCTGAGGTTGGCTTGCCCATAAGTTGCCTGGCGATTCTCCTCAAAGATGTTTCCACCTCCATACTGGCAGGAGAATATTTAGGTATGTCCATAAAGCTTATTTCCCCCTGTCTCCTGACAGGTACAAAGCTACCAGGGCCAACCCTCTCAGGTTTTCTTCCAACATTATAAGTTAATGGTGGAAGGGTGCTCAGGGACGCACGATCAATTCTCATGTCCTGCTCAACCTTGATACCCTGCTCGTATGGACGAAGGATTTCTGCCATTCCCCTGGAGTCCAGGAGCCTATGGTTTAATGTTTCCCTGCAAAATGCTGTAAATGGATAAACACCTTTTCCATATTTGGAGACCTCATGCTTAGCAAAAAGATCTGAGTCTTCGCTAAAAATTGTCTGAGTAATTAATGGAACACCATCATCATCAATGACTCGCCTGTAGCAAGTAACGAGCTTTATAAGCCCATCACTATGGTCTACATGAGCCTGGTTTACATAATGATTATGCTCAGGATACTGGGTAGAGGTTTCACTCTTATTGCTGTACTTTATGACCTCATCAACAAACTTGCTGTCATAGTCTTCAGTAAGGACCATCTCCCTGAGTGATTCAGGAGTCACATGATGAATGCAATAAACTGCCCTAGCATTCTGAATGTCATTCAAAACATTAGAATCAAAGATGATTTCCCTGCCTATCTCATAGGCTTTTACGCAAGGTCTATTTTCAACCAATCGCTCAGCAGGTATGTCGGCAATACCATTGGTTGCAAGGTCCTTTACAATCTTATTAGTCTTCCTTTTTTTCATACCAGGAAAAGCCTCCTGGGCTATTTCCTTGGCAGATTCATCACCTGCCATAATTGCTTCAGCCAGGTCAGGAAATGTTTCCTGGATCTCTTCCATAGAGATTTGATCGTAATACCTATCTACCTTTCTTTTCCAATATACCCCAAGGATCCCTGATCCATAGGTTAGCATATTGTTAGCAAGGATGGTTGTTTCTCTTTGAAATTCTTCAATGGTGGACAAGGTCCACTTCATGTATCTACCAACCAGGGAGGCCACCCTGATGTCATTGGCCTCTGTGGCTACTGCCTTCAGGTTCCCTGTAGCTACTGCCCTTTTTAGAACTGCAACATCTTCGACAATGTTTTGGTCTATAAGACCTACCTCCATGTCACTGGCACCAGTCCAGGGAAAGGCATCAATCCCTTCTTTCCTATTTCTTTTATTTTTACCTGCCCAAATGCTAAATCTTAAATTCCTAGCATCTTCAGCATTTTGTGAAAAATAACTTAAATTGTTAGTACAACGCTCAAAATCCTCTTTTAGGATATCAACATTAGGGTTTTCTGAATAAACCTGCTCAAGTTCTTCGTTTTCGTGCATGAAAAAGAACATTTTAAAGAAATTTTCGACATTTTAGACTAACTTTTTTAATAGCTGAGCGTTCTGCTCTGTGAATCACCATTTCATCGACTCCACAATAATCAGCTATTTCTTTTAAAGACATGGGGGCAGGGACCCTCCCAGTGTCGAGCCACTCTATCACCTTGTTGGTCATGAGATGATTTAACATCTCATTAATTCTTTTTGTTTTTTGTTTTTTAGTCTCTGAGAACTCTGTAATTTCTTTCATCTAGTTGCTCAACCCTTACCTGTTTGCCCCTCCTGTAATTTAGCCCTGGGGTTATTACTGCTATGCAAATCCCAAACTCATCCAGGTCCACCATGATCAACCTAGGGTTTAAGACTTTTCTATAAATTTTACCCTCAAGAACCTTAGGGTATTCAGGTGCCTTTTTGTAATACCTTCTTGCAGTGCTCACACTGATTCCTAGTTTTTCAGAAACTTCCCTCCAGGAATTTCCTGCATCTTTAAGGCTTTTTACTTCATGTTCCATGATTAGGTTCTTGCCCCCTCACCATACAATCCAATTGGAAATAATGATCTGCAGTGTGATTGATGGATCCCCCAATATTTAGGCAGGCCATCCTTTCTTTTAGTTGTAACAGTCCTGTTTTCCCTAAAGGTCTTTTCATCCATCCTTCCAACCAGGTAGAAATTTGGAACAACCAAGTTTTCAAATTTAGTTTCATTTGCCAAGGGATCATAAATAGGCCTCCTGACTTCCATCTTTACCCATACGATTTCATCAGAAAAAAGCTCAACTCCTTTATGCCCAGGCTTATACTTTGCTTTTACTGGGATTATATTTTTACCCATTTGGGTTGTGGTCTTTATTTCAAGCCTGACCTTTTTGGTAGTCTCTAAATCATAATGCTTATGATTATTTTTTAAGCCCCATTCCAGGTCAGGAAATAAATTGAAATACTTTGCCACTGCAAGTTCTCCCATAATCCCAATCATACTGGGTGTAAGAAAGTGAAGAGGCTTATCACCCACCTCATCCCTTATGCCAACAGCCCTACTCCAGGCATCTTTCATCACTGCCTGATTTATGCAATGATCCATTTCTCCCCTGGTTAATTGAACCATAGGGCCCTTTCTTAATTCACTAATAACCTCCAGTTCCTTCGACATTAATTTGCTCATCGTCCATATATTCGTAGTTACCAATTGCGACATATCTGAGGCAATCAACTGGATCTTTTAGGGCTGACTTCAACCCATGATCCACCCTGTAATTCATACAGCAGAAGATTGTGTTCCCACACCTGTCAGAAAAATAAAGCTTAGGATGATTCAACGAGTCTATGGGCTTTGTTGAATCATAAGCCAACAAGCTATTTATAGCCTGAAGGCCATCATCAATGTGAAGGCCCTCAGCAGGATAAACATTGATATTGGCCTCCTGGAGGTCAGATATAATGTTACTAGTTCCCTCGCTTTTTAAATAAGTTGCTGATCCCATTCTTGGGTCAATAATGATTTCCAGGTCACCCATTGACCCAAGGACCTCCTCTTTAGAAATATCCTTAACCATGTCCCTAATGACATCAGCATATTCATCTATCCCAAAACCATTTGCTTTAGCACCATCCCCAGGCATTCCTCCAGGCTTATCATTCCTGTCCAGGTCAGCCCACTCACCAATACCTGGGTCAGGCCACTCCTTAATCACATAGTGAGTTCCATTGGCAGATATTCCTACTAGGAGCATAAACCAGGATTTTGCACCTGCAGGATCTATCGCTAAAACATAACTGGCAGGGTTATTCTTTGGGTCATTTAAAATAGGGATATCTTCATGCTTCAATATCACCCTGTCATCCAGGTGCCTGAATGTAGAGTCTGATGGCTTAACAGGTACCCCATAGGCCCTACAAAGAATTTCATCTCTCCTGCAACCCTCAAGCTGAGCCTTCATGGCCTTCCACCCACCATAGGGGTTATTTTTGGTATGGAAGTAAACCACAGAGGCAATCTGCCTCAGTGGTTGCTGTATTACTGGAACCTTCTCCCCACCAAGTAATTCAGCTTCAGAATCCTGAATGGTCCTGGCACCTGAGAGATAGGCATTAACACACTGGGTCCATCCTGAGATAGTTGTGAAGGTAGCGACTATCCTGGCAGGTAACCCATCACTATCTGCCCTCGTTAAACACCTATAGCGAGCAGTAATTATAAAAGAATAGGGCACCTCCTCGTCAAACCATACCCCAATGTTATGGGATCCTGGGACAGGATCATCAGGACAACCTACTTCCCCTCCTTCAATTGTCGTGATGTCCTGTGCCCAGTTCCTAAATTCTATCCTGGATCTATTAGGGAGAATTAAACTTGAATTTGTAAATCCATTCTTGACTGAGTAAGAAATGTAATGAGTCCTGGACCTTCCCAGGTTCTTATACTCCTTTGGCAGGTACTTGTAGATCAGGGCCTGTTGGTGGGCTATGCTGTTCTGACTCGTTGCTGTAAAACACCATATAACACTATTAGGATTCATCACAGCACTCTGTACAACCCTCTTAGAAATTAGCTCTGATTTGCCACTCCTGTTCCCTCCCAAAATTAAAACCTCACCATGAGTCTTTAATTCCTGGTCTGCCAGTTTCCAGTGATCTAATTCTGTTCCATAGGCATAAGGATCTGATCTTTCTCGCTCAATCGCTG